TGAAATTTAGTGAAGAAAGGAAGAATTATATGGCTAAAGCAGTATTAGTGATGGATATGCCGGAATCGTGTGTTGAATGTAATTTAAACTACATGATACCGCTTGGAAGTAGGTTAAGATGTCATGCGTTTTTGCTAGGAAAAGCAATTGATTCTAATACACGTGAAAAGCCGAAATGGTGTCCACTCAGGGAGATGCCGGAACGTGAGACAGAGATGACCGATGAGGACGATCTCGGAAAGGATTATGTCAGAGGTACAATGGATGGTTGGAACGCGTGCCTGGAGGAGATAGATCCTTTAAAGAATACATAAATAATATTTATGTAAGAAAAATACAAAAAAGTTTCAAAAAAATAAAAATTATTTTCAAAAATGCCTCCGTTGGCGGTTTTTCTTTACATATACAAGTGTAAGCATTAGTGCTTATAAAAAATATGCAAAGGAGAAAAAGAATAATGAGAAATTATCTTTATGATGTGGAAATGTACGATCTGGATCCGAATTACGACGAGAGTAATGTAGACCTGGACAGCTACGAGCGAGAAGCGGATTACTATGAAGCTGAACGTGCTGAGGGAGTAACAGTGAAAAATTACGCTGATACTAATGATCCTGTTTGCGACCGGCTCCATAACTGGAATGACTGTTTCTGGTTTCGGAAGTATTTCGGAATGTAGTACATAACGTACTACGGAAGATCTGGGAGTGTCGTACATATCTGTGTGGCATTCACGGGATCTTCCGGATAACGAAAGGAGTGATAGAAAAAGGAAAAATGTTAGAAGTGTAATAAGTATCATAATACACAATTCGAAATTTCAGCTGCAGAGGGGCCTGCAAACAATCACATAATAATAGCGGTACAACCACCGACCAAAGTAGACTGTACCGCTCAACTGCTTAAGACCATCATATCACACGGATGTTTCTTAGGCAACGAGAAAATGAGGTGCGCATATGACTAAAAATGATTTAATCAACGACGTAGCTTATGAATTACGTGACAGCATGACCAGGGAACAGATCGACCGGATGAAGATTACGCTTTATGTAAAAATGCAGGACTTTGAGCTGGCAGAGATCAAACAGCTGCCTATGACTATGGAGCATGACAATGAGTGGTTAATGCAAAGGTATTGTGTAGACGGCGTGGCAGCAGGACTCCATGCGGGGACAATACGGAGCTATATCGGCATTATCCGTAAGTTTTTTGATCATGTCGGAAAAAATTATAAATATGTGACAGCGCAGGATATTACAGATTACCTTGCTGTTAGGAGCTACCGAGACCATATCAGCCAAAATTATAAGTCCACCATATACCGGTATCTCTGCACGTTCTTCGGCTGGGCATTCCGCAAACAGCACATTGTCAACAATATAGTTGATGGAGTAGATAAGGTTAAACAGATAAAGAAAAAGAAGGTACGACTGACAGATGAGGAAGTTGAAACTATTCGTTACGCACTGCAGACACCCAAGGAAAAGGCTTTGTTTGAATTGATGATCTGCACCGGCATGCGTGTAGGCGAAATCTCTTACCTCAACGTGTCAGATATTGATCTGACAAATAAGCATGTATCAATTTACGCAGAAAAAACGGACACATATCGCACAGGAATGCTCACTCCGGTAGCTGTGATGGCACTGAGAAATTACATCGGGGACAGGCCCGGGACTGATCCGCTGTTTTTTGCTGATAGGGCACCGCATAACAGAATGAAAGAGTATGGCATCGAAAAGTTGGCCAAGGAGATGGCAGTCAGGGGAGGAGTAACCAGGATTACCGCAACCGTACATGTGTATCGTAAGACATTTGCCAGCGTATTATACCGCAAGACGGGTGATGTCCTGCTAGTGAGTAAATTACTGGGTCACGCAAAGCCTGACATGACGGTCCAGTATTATTTGATCGACGATATAGAAGAAATGCAGCACAAGTATAACAGAGTAGCATAGTAACAGCACCGGAAGTTGCACCGGTGCAACAGAAAGGAGAAAGCATCGATGCAGAGAATTAACAGAGCAAGCTGGAGGATTATCGAAACAATACTACTGAGATATCCACAGCGGAAGAAAGAATACGAGGAGTACATATCGGACATTATGGCATCACCGGCGGGAGGCAGCAGTCATCCGTCGGATCCTGCCAGGGAAAGAGACAAGGCGCAGTCTGTCACAGAGGCAAAAGCCCTGAAGATGACATCCGTATACCATGAGCGGATCAAGAAAGAGATTGAGGCAGTGGAATTTGTATATAATTCTCTTCGACCAGAAGAACAAAAGGTAATAAGAATCAGGTACTGGAGTAAAGGTCTCAGAGCACCGATTCCCTACCTAAAAATCGGTGGTGCCTCGTACAGCGAGAGACAAATGAAGAGGATAGTTTTTAAGACAATAGAACAGATTGGAAGGTATATTGGGGAGTTAAAGTAAAAGATGGCATGATTTCGCATGTCAAATGTGATAATATAGTATCGTGATAAATTAGTGACAGGGCAATGCAGATAGCTGCGTTGCCTTTTTTCGTGGGGTTGCACCGGTGCAACTATAGAGAGATGGTGAGCGGATGGCAAAAGGCAAATATAAATATTGGCTGACACCGGAAGGCTTACTAAAGCTGGAAGGATGGACAAGGGATGGACTAACAGAAGAGCAGATTGCTGGTAATATGGGAATCTCCAGGTCTACATTAAATGAATGGAAAAAATTGTATCCGGACATTTCGGACACCCTAAAAAGGGGAAAGGAAGTTGTGGACCTGCAAGTGGAAAATGCGCTCTTAAAAAGGGCACTGGGATATCGGTATACAGAAGATAAATATGTAAGCGTTCCGATGGAGCAGGAAGAATATAGTCAAAAGCTATTTGAATATATGAATCGCTACAAACTGGAGCATCCGGAGGCAACAGATGATGAGCTGATGCTTGTAAGAGAGAAGTTCCCCAAAACAAAAGAAATGCTTGTGGAACGAAAAGTAAAAGAAGTAGAGCCTGATACCACGGCCCAGATATTCTGGCTGAAGAACCGGAAACCGGATAAATGGAGAGATAAACAGGATGTCCAGATCTCCGGAGAACTCAAGTCCGAACAGAGTAAACTGGATGACCTGATCAGACAGATGCGTGGTGATGGGTAATGAGCGCAAGTAAGCTCCTGCTGTCAGAGAAATACAAAGCATTCCTGAAATGCGATGCTTCGGTGGAATTCCTGGAAGGAACCACGGCGGCTGGTAAAACCACGGTAGGAATCTTCAAGTTTATGCTTAAGGTAGCGGAAAGTTCCAAGAAGCTGCATATCATTGCTGCAGACGACACTGGAACTGCTGAGAAGAACATCATCAACAAGGACCTTGGTATATTGGATGATTTCGGGATCCTGGTGGAGTATAATGGCAGTGGAACCAAAGACGATAAGATTCCACATCTGATTCTACATACTGGCAGGGGAGATAAAGTAATTTATGTGCTGGGCTACGGTAACAAGAGAAAATGGAAGAAGGCCCTGGGTGGACAATATGGCTGTCTGTACATAGATGAAGTAAATACCGCAGACATAGATTTTGTCAGAGAAGCATCCATGCGATGCGATTATCTGATGGCAACACTGAACCCGGATGATCCGGGACTGCCGGTGTACAAAGAATATATCAACTGTGCGCGTCCTCTTCCGGAATGGAAGGATGAGACACCGCAGGAAATTATAGAGGAACTGAAAGAAGAGCCAAAGGACGGATGGATCCATTGGTTCTTTTCTTTTAAAGACAATGCAGGCCTTCCGCCGGATAAGCTGCAGATGATCTTGCAAAACACACCGAAGGGCACCAAGATCTGGAAAAACAAGATTCAGGGTCTCCGAGGCAAAGCGACAGGGTTGGTATTCTCCAACTTTGTCAGAAAGAAACATGTTGTTACTGCTGCGTGGGTGAAGAAACAGATTGCAGATGGGAATATCCGTTTCAGGAAGTTTACAGCCGGACTGGATACATCATATTCCTCAAAATCTCCGGATACTATTGCAATGATCTTCCAGGGCATTACGAATGACCGCAAGCTGATAACGCTGGCTGAGAAGGTATATAGCAATGCTGATCTCAGTGTGCCGCTGGCGCCTTCTGACACAGCGGTAAAGTTTATAGCTTTTCTGGATAGATGCAGATCGGAATGGGGATTTGCAAAAGAGTCTTTTATTGACTGCGCAGATGCGGCGACAATAACAGAACTTCGGAAGTATAAGCGCCTGCATGGGTGCCTTTATAATTTCATTGAGTCCTACAAGAAGGTAACAATACTGGACCGTATCAATTTACAGCTGGGATGGATCCAGCAGGACTGCTATCTGGTAGTTGAGGATTGTACAAACCATATCTCAGAATTGGAACGTTATTCCTGGGATGAGGAAGAGGATGTTCCGGTACCGGAGGATAAGAACGACCATACGATCAATGCAAACCAGTACGGATGGATTCCATACCGGAATATGATCGGATTCGAGGAGGATAAACAGAGGTGAACCTGATGGAAAAGATAAACGAGAATATCAAAAGAGGCATACGGAGCTGGCTGAATGTTTCACAGGCGAATCCATATGTGTTCAATATCAATGAGATGATGGATTTCGAGGGAAACGCAATCAGAAACCGCATCTGGTATCGCGGTGATAGCAATGAACTGGAGCAGTTCTATGAGCAGAACGCAGAATATGCAGATAAATATAAATTCTGGTCCAGCAAGAGCACACCGGGGATGGAAATGCGCAAGATCCACACAGGCCTTCCGGCGCTTACAGTGAGAACTCTGGCAGCAGTAGTCCTTCCGGATATGGGGGAATTTGAATTTTCATCAGAGAACGAAAAGCAGAAACAGATATGGAAAGACATTGCAAAGCCTGAGAATAATAACTTTGCCGACAAGGTAGAGGATGCAATCAAAGAAGCGCTGTATATCGGAGACGGGGCTTTTAAAGTGTCCATTGATACAGAAGTCAGTAAGTATCCGATTTTAGAATGGTATGCTGGGGATCGTGTTGAAATCATCCGGAAAAAGGACAAGGTACGGGAAGTGATATTTAAGACACCATACAGCGGAGGAGGAAAGACATATGTGCTCAATGAGATATACGGATATGGGTATGTAAAGAACGAACTGTATCTGGATAACAGGCAGGTTCCGCTGACTACACTACAGATAACCGATTCACTGGAAGACGTGACCTTCGATAAAAGCGTTATGCTGGCGGTGCCTATGATGTTCTACAAGTCGGCAAAATACGAAGGCCGTGGCGGAAGCATCTTTGACGGAAAGGTGGACAGCTATGATGCGCTGGATGAAGTATGGAGCCAGTGGATGGATGCGCTGAGAGCAGGAAGAGCCAAAACATATATTCCGGACTGTCTGGTCCCGAGAAATCCGGAAACAGGAGCTGCGATAACACCCAATCCGTTCGATAACAGATATTTTGCAGCAGAAGGAGACCAGCGCGAAGGGCAGAAAAACGTAATCAGTACAGACCAACCGAGCATTCCTCATGACAGCTATCAGGCTTCCTACTGTACGGCTTTGGACCTTTGCCTGCAGGGGATTATTAGTCCTTCTACACTGGGGATTGATGTAAAAAAACTGGATAATGCAGAAGCGCAGCGTGAAAAGGAAAAAACAACGCTGTACACAAGAAATATTATCGTGGAAACTCTTCAGACAGTATTGCCACAGGTAGTATCCATGTGTATCAACGCATATCACCTGATGAAGCATGAGGCAGTGGAAAGTGTAGAGGTAAATCTCCCATTTGGAGAATATGCCAATCCTTCATTTGAATCTCAGGTGGAAACAGTCGGTAAGGCAAAGCAGAGCGGAATCATGAGCATTGAGCGCTGTGTGGAGGAACTATACGGTGACAGTCTGGATGATAACTGCAAAAGAGAAGAAATCGCAAGGCTCAAGGCAGAGCAGGGGATTCAGAGTATTTCGGAGCCGGAGATCAGGACGGATGCAGGAGAATTCAGGATAAACGGATTTACTGGAGGCAGTGATGGAAGTAAAAGTAGCGAAAAAAACATACCGGATGAACCGGGAGGAGTACCAGGGGCTGCTGAAGGTGGCCAGTGAGCAGGTCCCGAAAGGAATATATGCAGTGGAAAAAGGTAATTATGCGGAACTCCGCTGTGATCATTGTACCAGCGTCACGCAGATCAAGACATTGACCAGACAGTTTAAAAGCCAGGGTTTCAAGGTATATGCAAACGGCAGGTGATTAGATGCCTAAGATAAATTCAGAATATGATATCGGAGCAGCATTCGAAGCTATTGAGAATGAACTCATTGCTTCCATGATCCGGAATATGCGAAGACATAAGATTGAGGAAATCGATGAGGACAAGCGGTGGTCCATGTGGCAGGCAGAACAACTCCGGGCACTGGAAAAGTACAGAAAAGAGAATCAGGAGCGGTTCGGTGCGAAATTCAAGGATATCAATAACCGAATCGAAGCACTGATCAGTACTGCTAGGGATGAAGGAGATATGGATCAGGAGATAGCCATACTGGAGGCTATAAAAAAAGGCTTCCCGGCAAGAAGAGTAAGTCCGGGAGCATCGGCGGCATTCTTCCGGCTGAATCAGAGAAAGCTGGAGGCGCTGATCCGGGCGACCACATCAGACATGGAAAAAGCTGAGACAGCAGTACTGCGCATGGCAAATGACCAATACCGCAAGATTATTTTTAATGCTCAGGTATATGCCAACAGTGGAGCAGGGACTTATGAGAAGGCGGTGGACATGGCTACAAAGGATTTCATTGCCGCCGGCCTTAACTGTGTGGAATATGCCAATGGATCCAGGCACACACTGGCAGACTATGCGGACATGGCAATACGGACAGCCAGTAAGCGTGCATACCTGCAGGGGGAAGGGCAGAAAAGGCAGGAATGGGGAATAGCCACGGTGATCATGAATAAACGTTCAAATCCGTGTCCTAAGTGCCTTCCGTTTGTGGGAAAAATACTGATCGATGATGTGTGGAGTGGAGGAAGTGCAAAGGATGGACCTTATCCACTGATGAGCTCGGCAATCGCGGCAGGACTATACCACCCTAGATGCAGAGACAGCCACACTACCTATTTTCCAGAACTGGAGGATTTGGATAATGAATACAGTAAAAAAGACATAGAAGATATCGAAGAACAGAACAGGAAAGAAGCAAGACAGCAATATGCAGAGAGACAGGAGAAAAAATTCCATAGATTAGCATCATTTTCACTGGATCCTGAGAATAAAAGCAAGTATTGCGAGAAGGAAAAAGAATGGAGTCAGGAAACAGAAGTCCGGTATAAAGTTCCTGATGAGGTGAAAGTACCGAGATCGGATACTCCGCAGATTATGATAGATTTAATGAATCAGTACACAACAGATGAGTGCATTCAGATAGATGGAAAGTCAGAATATGCCTTTTCGTATGATCTTGATAATGATTTGATATTTGTCAATCCGAAACATCCACAATATGAGGAGGAGAACTATAGGGCTGTATTAGTACATGAATTAGCCCATAGAATTGACCACAATGAATATGGTAGTCCTATGCATACTGAATTCTCAGAAGCAATTAAGAGTACAGAAAAAAGGATTTTGGAATCAAAGGAAAGATATCAAAGTAGACTTGATAAAAATGGGGATTTAGAGTACGATTATTTCGTTAGTGATATTATGTCATGCATAACAGACAATAAGGTGATTGGGTTATACGGACATGAATCACAATATATAGGTAAACCGGGGTACACAGAGCTGGAAATATTTGCAGACGTGTTTGCAGCATTGTATCAAGGGGATGATGAAACTGTAAGTTTTATAAAAAATGAACTACCAGAGATATATGAAACATTTTTTAAAATATTACGGGGATAATTATGCTGAAGAAAGAATTCGTAGAAAAGATGAAGAATGATAAGGAATTGCATGAATTACGGGAAAAGGTACTATTATTTGGGACCAGAGCGGATGCAGCCTATATCCTTGGAAAAGATAGAAGCTACGAAGACTATAAAGACCGTTTGCGAAAAATGATAAGAGAACACGAAGCCACCAGTCAGTAGATTGGTGGTATTTTTATGTCAAAAAGAAAGGATGAAAAAACATGAAGAAATTATTTATCAGCCAGCCTATGAAGGGAAAAACGGATGAGACAATCAAGGAAGAGAGGCAGCAGGCTATCAGGGAAGCGGAACAGGCAGTCGGAGAACCGGTGGATGTGATAGACTCTTTCTTTGAGGGGGCACCTGCAGATGCAAAGCCGTTGTGGTTTTTGGGAAAATCGCTGGAACTGCTCGCACAGGCAGACATTGCATATTTCGCCGATGGATGGCAGGATGCGAGGGGATGTCGGATTGAACATACTTGTGCACAGGAATATGACATCTGTGTGGTAGAAAAGTAAAATTGCACCGGCGCAACAAATCATCTGTAATCAACACGCTTCACGGCGTGTTTTTTTATGCCCAAACACGAGCAAGGCAATAAACTGCTGCGTGACCGGAGACACCGAAGACAATGGACCGCAGTAAGGGTGACACCCTCAAAATGGAAAGGAGCACGTTATGTTTTACAAGACAGTAAGAAGATTCTTAGACCCCGATGGAGGTCAGGGCGGAGCCCCTGCAGGAGATCAGACTGATCAGCAGACACAGCAGAATGCAGCACCGCAGATTGACTATGGGAAAATCCAGCAGATGTTGGATGGAACGCTTGCGGCAAAAGAAGATACGGCATTAAAAGCCTATTTCAAGCAGCAGGGGCTTTCCCAACAGGAGGTGGAACAGGCTATAGCAACCTTCAAGGAGCAGAAGGCGGCAAATCAGCCGAATGTGGAAGTATTGAAACAGCAGGCGGCAACCGCAGCAGTTGAGGCGAGACAGGCACAGATCCAGCAGGCAGCAACGATGGCAGCAGTCGGTCTGGGAATCAGTGTAACAGCCATTCCCTATGTGCTGAAGATGGCAGATTTCAGCCAGGCAGTAGGACAGGATGGAAAGATCAGTAACGAGAAACTTACGGAAGCCCTGAATAAGGTACTGGAGGATATTCCTGCATTAAAGCCGCAGGAGACAGATACTACCGGTTTTCTTCATGTAGGAACAGGAGGAGATCCTTCACAGCATACACAGCAGGCAACCGTACAACAGACACAGACACCGACCAAAAGATGGAATCGGTGGAACTAAGGAAAGGAAGGTATAAAATATGCCTAATTTAAACTATGCACAGCAGTGGAGTCCTGAACTCCTGCAGATTCTGATGCAGGGAGCGTTAACATCTCCCTTTATTACATCTAATGTAAGATGGCTGGACGCAAAGACATTCCACTTTACACGGATGAGCACTACTGGTTATAAGAATCACAAGAGAACCGGTGGATGGAACACTGGATCCTTCGATCAGAAAGATGTTCCTTTTACGGTAACCCATGACAGAGACGTTCAGTTCCTGGTAGACAAGGCAGATGTGGATGAGACCAACGCAACAGCATCCATGCAGAATATCTCCAAAACCTTCGAACAGACTCAGGTAGTGCCTGAGACAGATGCCCTGTTCTTCTCCCGTGTGGCACAGGTGGCACAGAAGGAAGAGGGATATCACAGCCAGACCGCTATTTCTGCTTATACCAAGGCAAAGGTATTCGGAATGCTGAAGGATATCCTTGCAAAAGGTAAGTTGAGACGGTATAAGGCAAATGGCAGCCTGCTTATGTATGTGTCCAGTACTATTATGGATGCACTGGAGCAGTCCACTGAGTTTACCCGTAAAATTGAACTTACACAGATTGCTGAGGGTGGTATCGGCATCGAGACCAGAGTAACGGACATCGATGGTGTACCCATCATGGAAGTTATCGACGATGAGCGTTTCTATGATGCTTTCGACTGGGAGCCTGCTGAGGGCGGATTTGCTCCACTGAAAAAAGTTGCAGCAGACAGCACACATAATATCGAAGCGGTAACCGGAGCTCATAAGATCAATGTACTGGTGGCATGCGGACAGACCTGTAAGACGGTTCCTAAGATTGCATCCATCTATTACTTTAATCCCGGTACACATACCGAGGGAGACGGATACCTGTACCAGAACAGATCTCTGTCTGATACCTTTGTATTCCCAAATGGACGTGACGGCAAAGTGGACAGCGTCTATGTAGATGTAGATACCACGGAGTACACCGGGGAGTAAGGAGGACCTATGTCCTACAAACCTTATGTAAGCAAAGAAGAATATAAAGATAGCTATAATGGCAGCGTGATTCCTGACGGAGAGCTTGAAAGAGCACTTCGTCAGGCCTCCCGGCATATTGACAGTCTGACATTTAACCGGATTGTGGCAGCAGGATTCGACCATCTGACAGCTTTTCAAAAGGAGACCATCAAAGAGGTTGTCTGCATGCAGGCAGATTTCGAATATGAGAATGCAGATGAAATCAATACGATTTTATCCAGCTATAGCATAAATGGAGTATCCGCACAGTTCGGAAGTTCCTGGAATGTTTTCAAGGAAAAAGGTATTGCCATGAAGCGGGATGCATATTCGTTACTGATGCAGACGGGTCTGTGTTGCAGAATTGCGAGGTGATTCCATGAAATATCCGTGTCTGGTGCCCAAAAGATTATGTAAGACAGATATCTCTGTTGCGATAGATCAGGAAGGACTGAACAAATACGGGGAGCCATTGAAGCCGGTGGAATATTCCGGAAAATGTAACTATCAGGACAAAGCCAAGACTGTGCTGACAGCCGAGAAGAAACTGATAGAGATTACAGGAACAGCATTGTTTCCAGGAGATATTTGCCCGGAGCTTCCGGTTATATCCGGAGGAAGTGCTGTGATATTTGGGGGTAAGCGCAGGATTCTGGAAGGGCGTAAGGCGAGAAACCCGGACGGAACCGTCAACTATACGGAGGTGCTGCTGGTATGATCAGTGTAAACTCCACAGTAAAGCTGAATTTTCCGAAGATCCAACAATTGACGAGAGCACAGGTGATGGCTTTAGAGCAGACCGCTGAGGCATTACATACCAATGTTGTGCAGGCGCAGGTGTTCCCAAGGGATACCGGCAATCTGCAAAACGAGAGCACATTTGTTGATTACTCTGAGAGCAACCAGGGAAAAGTCAGTATCATTTCCAGCACACCCTATGCGAGACGGCTTTATTTTCACCCGGAATACCATTTCCAGAAGACAGAGAATCCGAACGCAAGAGGTGAATGGTATGAGGACTGGATCTTTGGGAAGAAATCAGAGTACTGCCAGAAGGCATACAAACAAATATACAGGAGGATTGCCGGATTATGATGTTATCGGATGTGCGGGATTATGTGGAATCCCTTGAACTGGCAGACCGGGTATATATGGGAAGCCTGCCGGACAAGCAGGAGAAGTCCATCGGCGTTTATAACAGCAAACATCAGCAGGAGTATAAGACAGCATTAGGAGGACCACAACTTGTATCTTACGGGACAAAATATGTCACCCTGTTGATTCACTGGAATAATTCGCCGAGAGAATCAGAAAAGGCAGCCATGACAGCATTTGATGCGGTGAAGGCTGCAAGAAATGTAACGGTCAACAATCAGTTGATAAAATTTATGCAGCCTCTTTATGAACCACAGGATGTCGGAAAAGATGATGCCGGTATCTGCGAATGGGTCATAGAGATGGCTGTTATTTATGAGAAAGGAAAAGGTGAAAAAGAATGAGCACACCTATTACAGGAGTATATCCATGCTATGAAAACCAGTTCCAGATCAATGCGGCAGCAAGCGGTGTAGAAAAGAAAATGGTTGATATTGCGGACTGCGAGACATTCAGTGTATCTTTCGATAATGGAGTAGAGGAATGGCATCCGTTTACAGAAAAAGGATGGGTGAGACGCCTGCTTACCAGTAAGGGAGTTACCATATCCGTAACTGCGAAGCGTAACGTAGGAGATGCCGGTAATGATGCTGTAGCAGCACTTGCGTGGGTAAACGGCCGCTCTGCAGAGAAAGATGTCCAGTGGACATTCCCCGACGGAACCGTGGTGCTGTTTGCCGGAGCAGTCGTGAACGTAAAGAACATTGGAGCAGGAGACTCTACAGCTGTGGCACCGTTGGAATTCGATATTATGAGCAATGGAAAACCTGAGATTACTCCCGCAGCATAAAAACAGGAGGCTATTATGGCAAAGAAAATCGTAGATATTACAGAAAAGCTGAGTTTTGACGAGAACCCGGTATTGAAGATTAAGGATGTTACCGTAGAAGTAAATTCCGATGCAGCCACTGTGCTGAAGATCATGGGTATTTTTTCGAAGGGTACATCAGCTAAAGAAGTGTTGGCGGTATATGAACTGATTTTTAATGAGAAGGATCGGAAAAAGATCGATAAACTGAATCTCCAGTTCAAGGATTTCCAGACAATCATCATGGCAGCAGTAGACATGATCACGGGAGACGAAGAGCCGGGAGAGCAGTGACCCGTACTATGATCTGATCGGAGATTACAGTCTGATCGTATCATCCTTCCAGGCGCAGTACGGGATCCGGCTGTCAAAAGAAATTGATACCATGAAGTGGGATGAGTTTAGGGATCTTCTTATTGGAATCGGACCGGAGACACCGCTGGGACGAATTGTAGCAATCAGGGCCGAGGAGGATAAGGATATTTTAGACCATTTTACTCCGGAACAACACAGAATCAGGAATGAATGGCGTGCAAACAGAGCAAAAAAGGTAGCACCTGATAATATGGCAGCAGTCCTTGATCAACTGAAGAATGCGTTCATTTCTCTGGCAGGGGGCGATATACATTGAAAAAGTAGATAAGAAAAAAGTAGTGTGTCCTTACTGTGGGCATCCGGTGAATGCAATGCAGACGGAAGATGCACATTGCAGAGGAATTTATTTCCGCTGTAAAAATAAGGACTGTAAAAAGATTTTTGAGTTGAAGTTATAAGACGCTGTGCCGATGTGCCTGTCTTAGAAGGCAGGCTGGTTATGAGTGAAGCTACAAGCGTTGGACAGATCGGATTAGATCTGGTCGTAAATAAAAAGGACTTTAATAAGCAGATGAGCGGCATCCAGAGCCTGGCTACGAAAGTAGGTAAGAAACTGGCTGCCGCTTTTGCTGTAAAAAAGCTCGTAGATTTCAGTGAGAAGTGTATCGAACTGGGATCAGATCTGAGTGAAGTGCAAAATGTTGTGGACGTAACATTCCCGGCAATGTCAAAGCAGGTAGATAAATTTGCGCAGAATGCCGCAACTGCATTTGGACTGTCCGAGACGATGGCCAAGAGGTACACAGGAACCTTCGGTGCAATGGCCAAGGCTTTCGGATTCAGCGAGAAGCAGGCATACGATATGTCTACCACTCTGACAGGACTGGCGGGAGATGTGGCATCCTTTTATAACATATCTCAGGACGAAGCATATACAAAGCTGAAATCGGTATTCACTGGAGAAACAGAGAGTCTGAAAGATCTTGGTGTCGTTATGACACAGACGGCACTGGATGCCTATGCTATGGCCAACGGCTACGGGAAGACCACTGCAGCTATGTCGGAGGCAGAAAAGGTAGCCCTACGGTATTCCTTTGTTCAGAGTAAACTGGCGACGGCATCTGGAGACTTTATGCGGACTTCTGATGGCTGGGCCAATCAGGTCAGAATCCTGAAGCTGCAGACTGAGTCTTTTATAGCGGCAATCGGTCAGGGATTGATCAACGTCCTGACACCGGCAATCAAGGTGATCAATACCCTGATGGGAAAACTGGTACAGCTGGCGAATGTATTTAAAGCATTTACGGATAAATTTGCCGGGAAGAAGGGTAATGATGTAGCCACAGGCATGGCGGCTGCGGAGGATGCGTCTGCCGGAATCAGTGATAATATTAATGCCGCGGGAAAAGCAGCTAAAAAGTTAGGTGGATTACTTCCAACTGATGAATTGGATTTGCTCTCCCAGAAGACAGATTCCTCTTCGGCATCCGGAGGATCTTCAGGAATAGATATTGCTGGTTTGCAGACTTCCACGCAGGAAGTTGAAGCCAGCGTGGATAAAATTTCGAAAAAACTCTCAGATGCATTCAAGATTCCCGGTGTAAAAAATTTTGCAGATCAGTTCAACAATGGTCTGAAAAAGATTGATTTCGGAAATCTGAAGAATAATTTTTCAAGAATCATGGCTCAGATGGATCCATTGGCCAAAACTACAGTCAGAAACATTGAGACAATCATGGATCCGCTGGGAGGATATCTCGGAAACAGAATCGGAAATAAGATTGCTGTTACAGCCAAGGCGGTAGATCTAGGGCTGGATGGAATTGCAAGCTATCTGGAGCGCAACAGGAAAAAGATAGAATCCTGGAGCAGTGATGTAAGCCAGTCTATTGCGAACGGATTTACAAATCTTACGGATATCAATGAGCAGATATACAATAATCTGCTCGGGGCACTGGATAAAGCAGGACCTGATATTGTAAACGGAATCAATGATATTCTGACAGGTTGTACTGGATTTGGAATGTCACTGGGAACAATCTTCGCGGAAGGGTTTGAAATTTCTACAGAACACACATCCCAGTGGATGAAAGACAACCAGGATCTGATAGAAGGTACGCTCACAGATCTGTTTGATTTCGGTGGAGAATGTGCATCACTGACAGGAGAGATTGTGGGAGAACTTGGTAGTTCTCTTACGGACTGGTGGGAGTCTCAGGGAAGCAGTACTTTTGGAAATATTGTAGATGCCTGGAATGATATCAAGAAGACAGTTTTAGAACTGTGGAATGATATCGCGATGCCGGTACTGAATCATGCCAAGGAAGCGTTACAGGAATTATGGGAACAAAATCTAAGACCACTATGGGATAACATTCTTGATCTGATCAGCTCAGTAGGCGATTTCCTTGCAGCCGCGTGGAGTACCGTAATCAAACCAATTATCGGGTATCTGGCACCGACAATCAAGCAGGTGGCAGACATTGTGATAAACATCATGAGTACCGTATTCGCAACCGTGTCAGACATTATATCTGGAGCCATGAAAATACTGGGAGGATTGTTGGACTTTCTCACCGGAGTGTTTACAGGCAATTGGAAAAAGGCATGGGAAGGCTTACAGAAAATTACGGATGGAATCTGGCAAGCAATATGGGGATCTATCAAGGGAGTATGTAATCTGATCATTGATGGTGTGAATGCAATGATTTCGCTGATATATTCTACACTACGCAATGTGGTAAATGGAATCGGAAGCGTCGCAAAGAAGGCAGGAGATCTGGTTGGAAAAGACTGGGGCTTTGAAATGCCGAGTGATCCACCGCAGATACCTAAATTGTGGAATGGTGGATATGTTAAGGCTAATACGCCACAACTTGCCATGATCGGTGATAATAGGCATCAGGGAGAAATTGTATCACCGGAAGATAAGTTACAGAAAATGGCACTGAGCGCAGCACAGGCTGCGGCAGGATCTGGAGGAACCATTTCTGCGGAAAAGCTGGATAAGATCATTACACTTTTGGAGACCATCATCAGAATCATAGCTTCTGGAAATACGATAGAAATCAATGGTGTGAAATTTGCGGAATTATTGAAAAAGGTAAACAGGGAGTATTTTAAGGCAACCGGAAATTACCTGTTGCTGGATGTATAAGGAGGCAACAAAATGGCATTTCAAGGGTGGCTGTTAAAAGTAGGAGATACAGATATTTCGAAATATGTGGATATCGAAAATTATAAGGTAAGCCCGGATCAGAGAGCAGACTTGGATTCTGACAGAAATGGATTGAATAAGCTATACCGTGAGGTTGCAGACCATTATACAACCAAAATAGAGTTCAATACAATTCCCATGGAGTCTGCAGAAATGACAGATTTTCTGCAGGCTCTGGAAACTGCATACATAAATGTGAAGGAAAGGAAAGCATTAGTCACATACTTTGATGTGAACACCGGAGGATATAAGACGGGAGAAATGTATGTGCCGAATTATACAGTAGAAACGAAGTCATGGAACGGCATGGAACTTGAGTATAAACCTCTGCGTGTTGCATTCATAGAGTATTAAGGAGGAGACATGGTAGATTACAAATATAAAGATATTTATAATGACACATCTGTCTCAAAAAAAATGCAGATTGAATGTAATGATGGAAGTGTGCTGAATGAGGAGGACTGGAAAGGTGAAAGTGCAGAACTCACAGAAAGACTCTGCTCAGAGAGTGAAATAAGTTTTGGCAGATGTGAGGCGAGTACTTTCAAATTAAGGGTCAGGGAACGGGTAGTACCTCTTGCAGGGAAAAAGATATCAGTATCTGTAACATTGGAAGGAGCCGAGGAGGCTCCTTTTATGATGGGAGTTTATAAAGTGGATTCTGATGTACCTACGGCAGATAGAAGATATCGGGATATAGTAGCTTACGATGCCATGTACGACATCCTGAATGCAGAGGTATCCGGGTGGTATAACAGCCTTGCATTTCCGATGACACTCAGGGCATTCCGTGACAGTTTTTGTGCCTGTGTCGGCGTGGAGCAGGAAGAAATCACGCTGGTTAACGATGATATGGTGGTAGAAAAAACCATAGATCCCGGAGAACTCCCAGGAAAGACGGTTATAGAAGCCATATGCGAGATCAATGGCTGCTTTGGACACATTACCCGAGCAGGCAAGTTGCGATATGTGGTGCTGGAGCAGATGATAGAGGGGCTGTACCCGGCGGATGATCTGTATCCGTCAGATGACCTTTATCCTGCAGATCCGATGGGAACATCTGAAGTATCCAAGAGTATGTATCTATCCTGTCAGTATGAGGACTTTATCTGCCAGCATATTGATAAGCTGCAGATCCGGCAGGAAGAGAACGACATCGGGGCTATCTCTGGTACCGGCAATAACTGCTATATCATTGAGGACAACTTTTTGGTGTATGGAAAATCTGCGGAAGACCTGCAATCAATAGCCGATAATGTGCTGAGTGTAATCGGTGTCGTATGGTACCGTCCGGCACAGGTGGAAGCCCGCGGCAATCCCTGCCTGGAGGTGGGAGATGGCATTTTGTTACATACAACCCGTGAGGATGTGTACACCTACATCTTACAGCGAACACTGAAAGGCATCCAGGCACTCCGGGACAGCTATACTGCGGAGGGCAAGGAGTACAGGACCGGACAGGTCAACGGGCTGCAGAAGCAGATTATCCAGTTAAAGGGAAAAACCAACACACTGACTAGGACAGTGGATGAAACTCGTCTGGAAATGAAAGATATCAACCAGAATCTGTCTGCACAGATCAGCATTAATGCACAACAGATACTTACCAAGGTATCCAAGAACAATATCGTATCTGAGATCAATCAGACGGCGGAAAGCATCAAGATCAAGGCAGAACGGATAGACCTGGTCGGTGTGGTAAATGCGGATGAACTGGTCAGCAAATATGCCACCATAGAGACGTTGAATGTGACAAAACTGGAACTGAACAACCTGATTGCTACCAAGGCAACCATTGATTCTCTGAATGCCGTCAGTGGCCGCGTGGGGAGCTTGGAAGCGGATCATGTGACTGTATCTGACTTAAATGGTGTAAGCGCCCGTTTGGGAACGGTAGAAGCCAACTATATCAGCGCCGGAACCGTAAAGGCTAATTACATGGAAGTAGCCAACTGGACATCCTCCGGTGTGATCAAGGCGGAGAGAATCAGTGCAGCTACTATCGTTAACAAGCTGTCCAGTGTGGACCTGATCAGCGTACGGGCAATGAGCATATCGGGATACGTAAATTATAAAGGAACAGTAGTAGCATGGCGGACCAAGAGCATCAATGGAACTGTCATTACCTATTTGGGACCGGAGGATTAAGAATGAGCAATTTAGAAATCAGGGAATTTAGTCAGGCAATTACAAATTTTGTGGATAGTTCCGGGTTGCCGGAGGAGGTCAAGCGTATGGCTCTGCAGGAGGTGCTGACACGTCAGGAGAAGAAAGCCAGGGATGCATTACTGGCGGAGATTGCGGCTCGGGATGCCGAGGAGCAGGAGGTGAAGCAGGATGCAGAAAGCGTATGAACCTACAGTATGGAAAAATAAACCATCGATTGATACTCCGCTGAATGAAACGAATCTGAATAAATTGAGTCAGGGTGTGAGCGAGATTGATAACCGCGTGATTACCTTGAATCTGACCAAGTTTGAGAAGAAGGATGCACAGTCCTGTGTCAAAAAGATCGAGTATGACAAGGCGACAGGTAAGTTTACCATCACAGCGGTCTCCGGCGCGCAACAGGTCATCGATACCATGCTGGAAAAACTGGCGGTCAATTTTGACTACGATCCCACAGCACAGCAGCTGATCATCATGCTGGATGATGGCAGTAAAAAATACGTGGATCTGTCAGCACTGATCACGCAGTTTGAGTTTGTGGATTCGGACATCATTTACTGGACTGTGGCCAATGATGGCAAAGTAAAGGCTGACATCAAAAACGGCAGCATTACGGCGGACAAACTGCAGCCTAATTACCTGGCAGACATCACTGTGCAGGCAGAAAATGCAAGCGCTTCCGCAACCGCAGCGGCAAAATCAGCGACGGAGGCAGCGGGATCTGAGACGTCAGCAGCAAAGTCGGCGGAAAATGCCAGGGTATCTGCAGAGCAGGCAGGGATATCAGCTGATAATGCCAGTGCAAGCGCCACAGCGGCAGCAGAATCCGAAACGGCAGCAGCAAAGTCAGCGGAATCTGCGCAGACCACCAGCAAACACGCAGAGGATCTGGTGGAGGATGTCACACAAAAACTGGAGAACGGTCAATTTAACGGTCCTCAAGGCATTCAGGGTCCGAAAGGTGATAAGGGAGATAAAGGAGACAAGGGGGATAAAGGGGATCCTGGGGAGAAGGGTGATCGTGGAGACAGTGGGGTGACAGTGCCAATAAACGGTATGTTTACCCTGTCTGGGGACGCAGAGGGGAACCTGTGGGCGTACTACGCAGATGACACGACACCCCCACAGTTCGAAGTCGACGAAGAAGGAAACATATATTATTTAACACCAGATGCATAGGAGGATGGATTATGTCAAAAGTGTTGATTGGAAATTTTAAAGGGCCACAGGGAAAGCAGGGCATTCCTGGACCGCAAGGAAATCAAGGAGAACGTGGAAACAGGGGCTCACGCTGGACAGAAGGTACCGCGATTACCGGGACAAGCACCACACCTACAGTATTTAGCGGCACAGGAATATCGGATGCACTTGCAGAAGATATGTATCTTAACACAGATACCGGAAATGCATATCGTTGTACGACTGGCGGAGAGGCTACGGTAGCAAAGTGGGTGTACGCCTGCAACCTCAAAGGCGTTAAAGGTGACCCTGGGACAAAAGGAGACCCGGGGGTGAAAGGCGATCCCGGGGAAAAAGGAGATCCTGGGGAGAAGGGAGAAAAAGGGGATCCAGGAACTGCATCCACTGTGGCGGACGAGATGACAGTGGCATTTACAGAGGCAGCCAGCCGGACAAATATTACCACCGGCGAAAAGATGTCTGTGCTTATGGGCAAAATCAAGAAGTTTTTTGCCGATTTGACTGCCCCGGCATTTGCTCAGATGATCACCACAAAGGAGGATCTGCTGGCTACCAAGGTGACCGGATACGTGCCGGATGCCAAGGCGGTAGCGGATACATATACTGAGTTAAATAGGAAGTTAAACATCCGATACAATGCTGACACCGACACTGTGCAGATTTATTATAATGACCAGTGGGTCGACTGGAAACCAGGTAACATGCAGGCCGTGTATCTCTACAATAATGGCGATGAGTGCACCGATGTCACCGGAGGTTATTCTTCTAATGGTTGGACTATTGGTTCGATTAAGGCAACCGACCCTACTTTTACAAATAATAATGTAACATTAGATACAAATGGAGCAGCCGCTGTAAAGAATCTTGCAACAGTTAATATGATTGATCTAACTGATGTAAAAATGATTCATTTTGGAATCCATACAACAAAAGGTGGTAACGGTATATTTTATGGATATTCTAACAACAAAAATGTTAGCGATCTTTCACCTTTCAAAAAAGCATCTGTAGTCACAAACGGTTATCAAGAGTATACATTAGATGTATCAGATTTAATAGGTAAATACTATATACTTGCTTTTGTGTATGGCGACAGCGGTGCTGGTTATGTCAATAAAATATGGATTAACTAATTATCTTACATATAATCTACAATGCGCATTAGTCGAACCCGATATATAAATATTTACTGTATTGTCATCAATATATTTTGCAAAGGCGTTATATTTTACATCACCGATATATTCAGTACGGATACCTAGAATTTTTGAAAAAATATCAATATCTATTTCAGATATTGATATGATTTCTTGTCTTGAATCTTCTGCATTGAATTGATTACTAAATAAAATTAAACGAATATATTTATATTGTTTTAAATCTACAGCTACACCTATAGGAGATAGACTGTTGGTTCTCCCAACTTCTAACCATTCTTTTCCTAACTTCCTATTTAGCGCAGTAGATAGTAGATCAGAAGGCGGGCACGGCCTTAAACAGTGCCAGAAAGGAGTCCTGTTATGGGCTATATCAAATTTAAAAATAAAAAGACCGTACAGCTGGTCGTAGTATCAGAAGAGAGTCCTCATGTGATCCGGATCACTGGAGACAATCTCGTAGTAAATACCAACGGCTTCCGGCTCTACCTGGATGAGGGCTGCAAATACCCGCTGGACAACGGCGAGTATGAGGCATATACCACGCTGTACCGCAAAGGCGACGGCTGGTATGAGTTGTCTGATGACGGCTCTGTCTATACAGAGCCGGTTGCACCGGTGCAACCTGAGCCTACTGAGGAGGAGCTTGCAGAGCAGGTACGACAGCAGCAGATCAGTCAGGTGACGGCGCAGATCGATGGCCTTAAAGCACAGATTGCCGCCAGTGATTATAAAATCATCAAAACATATGAGTACGATCTCCTTGGAGAACAGACAGAATATGATATGCAGGCTGTCCACGCAGAGCGGCAGGCTCTCCGTGACCAGATCAATAGCCTGGAGACACAGCTGGAAGATCTGACCGCAACTGCAGAGTAGGAGGCTGCCTATGAGAGTGAGAGACGGTCCCGAACAATTACATAGTAACCAAGAGCCATGAGTCGATTGCTTCCTTCCGGAGGTGACCGGCTTTTATATTTGAGTGAGGTACGGCATGAATGAAACCGAAATGGAACATCGTCTTACAGAGGTAGAAGCCAGATCAAAATCCAATACTCATAGGATTGATAAGTTGGAGAGAGTGACGGAAGAAATACATACGATGTCAAACACGATGATTCAGCTGGTGGAGGAAGTAAAACACACCAATGAGACGGTCTCTAGCCTTGATCAGAAGGTTGAAAAAATGGATGGCCGTGTGGATGACATGGAACGTGCTCCGGGGAAAGAGTGGAGTAATGCAAAGAGAACAGTATTTAATACTGTAGTAGGAGCAGTGATAGGCTTTTTAATTGCTGGCCTGATGTGGGCAGCAGTGCAGGCATTTTTATTATAAGGAGGACACAAGTTATGAGTACAAGTACAATTATGGTAATTATTATGGCAGTGCTGACGGCACTGGTAGTAGGCACATTTTTGTGGGTATACATCCGCGATAAGACGATTGATGAGATCAGAGTGGATGTGTATCACCTGTTTCTGCAGGCAGAACATGCATTTAAAGAGTCGGGATCCGGAAAACAGAAAATGAAGTATGTGGTAAGCCAGGCGCGAAGACATTTACCGTCGTGGCTGCAGTATTTTGTCACTGATGAGTTCTTAGAAAGCGTTATAGAAAAGTGGTTCCAGGCAGTGAAGGATCTGCTGGATGACGGCAAGCTGAATGGATCAGAGGAGGAAGAAGAATGAAAAAGGCATTATCAAAAGGACCGGATATTTCTAAACACAATGGAAATGTTAATATCAAAAAAGTGCGTGATGCTGGGTATAAGCCTATAGGTATTCGCGCCGGCTACGGGAAAAATAACGTCGACGAGAAGTATGTGAGTAATGCACTGGCCTGCTTTAATCTGGCTGTGCAGGTGTTGCTCTACTGGTTTTCGTATGCGTACACGGTAGCAATGGCAGTGGCAGAAGCAGAGTTTTGTATCACTCAGGCTAAAAAGTACTGGAGCAAATGCCCTATTGCATTTGATTTTGAGTACGACTCTGTAAATTATGCACGTAAGAGAGGCGTGAATGTCACCAAACAGCTAGCTACAGATATGGCAATTGCATTTTTGCAAAAGGTCAAAGCAGCTGGTTATCTCCCGGTGATCTATACCAACAAAGATTACCTTAATAAATATTTTGACATGTCCCGGATCGTAAAAGCATTGGGAAAGGTATACGTATGGTATGCACGTTATATATCCAGTCTGTCAGCGGCAGAGATTGACCTTGCGGATATTTGGCAGTATACATCATCCGGAGTTGTGCCTGGAATCAGTGGTAAATGCGATATTAATATCTTTTATACAGACTTTGAAATGGTGTCTGTTCCGGCAGCCCGCGAGGAAGTATGTAACATCAACATCCAGAATTTCCAACGTTCCGCGAATGCGGATGGTTACCGGGATGCACAAGGCAGAAAGCTCAAAGAGGATGGCAAAGATGGTCCAAATACTCAGTATGTAAGACGTCTGATCTGCCTGCAGGCAAAGAGATATGGACTAACCTATAAGGTGGGATCCACAGGAGAAGTAGTTAAATGGTGGCAGACACGTTGCAATGAGATTCTGGGGCATAACCAGGATGTGGACGGCAGATATGGAAAAGATGCGAGAAAAGAGACCGTTGCAGTGCAGGACAAGCTGAACCTGGTAAAAGATGGAAAAGTTGGATACAACAGCATCCAGGCAGCATTCTATAATTGACGGAATGTTAATTATATGATATTGTATAAATACACGTTATTCAGTTTTAGCAAAAAGGCAAAGAGTGTTGGGAAAACTCTTTGCCTTTTTTATTTAACTAGGAAGTTATGTCAATATAATTCGGAAACAGATTGTTTAGATATTTTTGTTGACGGAGAGGTTATCGGAAGCATACCCTGCAATTTCCAAAAATTTAAATTTGCTAATACAAAAGGATCTGACTGGATATGCAACAGCAATATGTCTGTGTATACAGATGGCACTAATATTACATTTAAACCAGCAAATTTGGCATCTGGTGGTGCTTGGAATGCTAGATACACCAAAAAAATAACTATAAAAAATGGTGCACAACTATATTATTCAGTCGGCAACAATGCTCTTTTTTGGTCCGGCAATTTACAATATTCTGCGGATGGTACTAATTGGACAAGTTTAAAAACATTTGCAACCGGATCTGGTGGCACTGGGGCTGTGGCGTTGTCTAGTGGGGATTATTATTTTATGTTTTCTGGATGGTCAAATAATAACCCTACAGATGCTGTCTTTTCGATACTGGAAATAAGGTAATTATGTTCCCACATTATTCGCTTGATGCTTCCGGAACAAATGATATCGAGGACTGATTACTGTTAAAACCAACAGCAGTTATTATGTCACCTGCTTTCACCGGGATCGGCGGAAAAGTCATTATAATAGATGATCCAAAATAGATATACGTTACATTGTTTACCCTTACAGCACCAGGCGATGTGTCAAAATATGTGCGGATATATCCGTTGCTCTGAATTATATAGGATCCATTATTATTTATTATTTTTGTACCATTTTGGCTATCCATATAGCCGATTTTAGCTTCTAACTTCCTAGTTAGTTAAAATATGAAAAAAATATGCGATGCAACATGAAATGCAACATGAAATAGAAAAACCCTTGAAAAATCAAGGGTTTTAAGAAGCGCGAGACGGGGATCGAACCCGCGACCCCCTCCTTGGCAAGGAGGTGCTCCA